AAATCATCGATTCCCTTGAGCGAGGATTTGAAAGCCATTTGTTCAGATAAGCCCAATTTTACCTTTGGATTAGAGGATTCTATTCATGAAATGATTCGTAAATTGAAACAAGATGGGCGAAATTACGATAATACTGCCTTTTTACATTTGCTTCAAATTGTAAACAGAAAGAATCTGATAACGCACGAAGCTTCTGAAGATACAGCCGATGTAACTAGTGAGGCTATGGAACGAATGCGAAAAATTGTGGATTCATCTAAGAAAGAGAAAGAGAGTAAAAGTGCGAGTGTGAGTGCGAGTGCGAGTGTGAGTGCGAGTGCGAGTGACAAAGACAATAAAGATAATGAGAGAGATAGAGAGTTGAAAGAGCGCATTACAGCGATTCTAGATACCTTCACAGTTGAAATAAAAGAAGAGGATGAAGAAACAACAGAAGATATACGCGAACTAAGAAACTTTCTAGGAAAACACGTAAAATCAATGCAAACTTCGATTCTAGAATTTTTAACACAATATGGAAATATGAGTAAACAGACTGCTAAACAGATGGAAGTAACATTGAATCACTTATCTAAATGGGAACGAAGCAAGCAAAATGATTCTATATCTGATAATGCCACATACAACTCCATGCAGTTTATGAAAACATATATGAAAAATATGACTACCGTATTCCCTCAGCTGATTTTGCAAACAGTAGACAATAAGACGGTTGAATGGCCAAAACATTGGGACATTAGTTCATATCATTGGAATGATATTAGTAGTAAGATTCACGACTATTATGATAAAATGCGCATGTTTTACAAAGATAAACAGTTGACCCCTATTTTATATAGTATAACTAGCGAGTGCGAATTTTTGCTAGACCTAGCAATGAATACACCTTATTATACGGACATTAAGTATAAAGGCTCGACAGTAACCTCGGTATTCGATGAGAGAACAAGTCGTCTCCTCTTTGAATATTATATGATGTCCATTTTTCAAAAATATATTGACCTTACTGAAAACCCCGATATGATTTCTCTCACTGATCTAGAATCAGGTGATTCAACCAGTGAATTCATGATGCCTTCTTTGAACCCAACTCTCTTACAAGGAAACAAAAGAGGGTTGAAGGATAGGGTGGCTAAATTATTGCTAACATTTATATCCATTATGGAGAGGCATAAATTATTAGCCAATCTTAGTTATGATACTGTCATGGATTATGTATTTAGGTCGAAAGAACGAGAGAAGGACACTTTTACAGATAGATTGAAGAGGCTAACAGATGAAGAGCGCAATGTAGATACTGTTATGAAAATCAATAAGTTGGGTGCTTGGTCGAAAGGGTTACAAAAAGGGTTAACAATGTATGTAGGAGACACGTATGATGAGGAGCGAGAAGAGATGGAGAAAATAGCGCAAATAGAGAATACGATGAGAAAACGAGCGCAATTTGAAGATGCCGATGATTATTTAGAAGAAGAGGCTTTAGCTCAATATGCTGATGCCGACGAGTTTGACATGTCACGCATGGGCGAAGATTATATGGATGGCGATACCCGTTATGGTGATGAATATGACCCGGATGAGTAAATAATGGTAAATGATAAATAATGGTAAAAATGGTAAAAACTCCCTATAATGATAAATTTCATTTATAATTATATTAATAATATACAAGTAATGACATATCGTCCTTTTATAAGAAATAATTCTGTTTTAGTGGCCATTGTTCTATTTCTTGTTTTATTTATTTTTATTCAAATTGGTAAACCAGGATTTCTCTATAAATCTGATGGAAGTCTAAGAGAGTTTGGGGTTGGATATCGCAATAAAACAATTCTTCCCGTCTGGCTGTTGTCCATTATTTTAGGAATTTTATGTTATTTATTCATTCTGTTTTATTTAGCCAATCCACAGATTTTCTAATTATCTTCCCGTCCATACTTTTACAATAGGCACAAGAGCACGCCTGTATTTTCTCATATGTTGTCTGTGTTGTTGATAAGTATAACCCCATCTCATAATAGGGTTTTGTATAGAACCTAGCAATGATTTAACGGCTACGAGTCTAGGAAATTCTAGGCAAAAAATAGTGCCAAGAATTCGCTCTAGACCACACCGGTCTGTTCTACATTGCACTACAGATAACAAGTTAAACAGATGATATTTATCTCGTATTGCTGATAAAAAGTTCCAATTAATAAATGCTTGGCATCCAAAACATCCGTGCCATTTAGTAGTGTTCAATGCCATCACTGAGTTATTATTACCAGAACGCAATGCGGATAACAAATATTTATTATTAGATAATACACTAGCTAGACGAATGGTATTGTCTACATTTTCTGTTCTATTTTCTTCGAAATGCCATAATGGTAATATAGGAAGAGAGAATCGTTCAAAGTTAATTCGCTTTTCTATAAAAGCGCTATCATGCAAAATGATTGCATTATCAAAAAAATGGCGTTTGTAAAAATAATAATACGGCAACAATTCGCCTCGCCTTGGAAACTCTGATTGTATTACCTCTACATTCGTATAAGGGAAATCGCTTTTTACGAATTCTTGAACGCTATTATCATCAATAATAACAATTTTTCGAAAAGGGTATAATTTACGAATACATCTTACACATTCATTCCAATAACGATTTGTTAACTGAGAGTTAACATGTCTAGTTATAATAAACCCATATGACATATTATTATTTTCTAATAAAAGAATAATATTTTTATTTTTTTAGTTTATACGATAAAACTAGGAATCTCATCTATATTCATTAGCTCTTCGCTATTAGTAATTGCCGATTTTTGACAAATGTATTGCCTGAATACCTTTCTACTCAATTGCGCTTGGGGCGTATGCTTATGCGCCGTTCTCGCTATCATTTTGTATAACTTAAATTCGGGATATCTCTCATCACCGTTGGTTTTATATAAGAGATTGAGACCTTTATCATCAAGACACCATTCTACAACTAACTTGACGACTTCACTGCAATTCTTCAGATTTTTTACGTCGTCTAAATCATCCACCACATAATCAAAAATAGAGCAGGCCAAACGGCATAAATCAAAACTAGGGTTTGGTTCTAAACGGGGTTTTTTGTCATTAAAATAAGGTTCGGTATTATATTGCGTAACAGCGTCCCCTCCTTGTTGAAAGCTGTCACTGCAGAAAAGCTGTCCTTTACACTTGTAAATAGCGCGCCCAAAATCGATGATTTTGAAAATGCGACCAAAAGTAGGAACTTTGTAATAGACCTTGTTATAACAGTAATATACATATTTTTTATCCGTCGTATTATACATGACATTACAACTATGCAAATCATTATGTGTGAACCAAAAAGCCTTTTGATAGGTGACTAATATCATAATAATCTGCATAAATGCCGAAAACCATTCTTCTTCCGGAAGGTCTTTATTAGAGAGAATAAGTTCATCAAAAGTGCTTTCGCATTGTTCCATGCCTATAACCTGCACTGGAAACTGCTTTATCGTAGCATTGACAACCGGCTCATTGTAGGAACTCTCACTGTCATCACTGTCATCACTTTCATCACTATATTCATCATTTGTATCCTCTTCGCCTTCGTCTTCGCCATCTAAATCATCTTCCTCCTCTAATTCGTCATCACTATTTGTATGAGAAGAACGAGATGAACAAGAAGAAGATGTATTGGTAGAACTTTTAATAGTTGTTGTTTTTCCATTGTTATTATTTTCTAAACTATCTTTCTGTAATGAATCCACTTCTATGGATAATTCGCTCAACTCTTCTAAGGTAATGCATCCAGAGGGTTCACCTACTGTTTCCGTTTCTACAAATAGGTCTTCAAATAAATCATTGTTAATAGGGTCAATAGAGAGAACAGGTGTCTGTGTAGTATCTATCTTTATTAAAGGTTGTTGTGCCTTACTGGTATCTTCGTAAAAAGAAGCAGGAAAATCTTCAATCAAAAACAGTTTGTTCTTATTCCTATTGAAAAAATCGGATTTACATAGATACTCCAAATCTTCGGCCACATTCACTGTATAGGAATTCTGAATGGCTAGAAAAGAACCGTAATAATCCACACCATGAATAAAATTATACTTGTGAATGAGCGTGCTAGACAAAAAAAGAAAGAAGCCATCTACATAAGCCGAGTTATTCGAGTCTATCAGCTTTGGATGAACTTCCGCACTGGTGGAATTATATTTCGGCAAAGAAAACAGTTTTTTGTCATCAATATTATATTTCCCAATTAAATACTTAAAGGAATCGAGAAGAGGAGCCATTTTGAAAAAAATATCTTTGGCTTTTGATTTTCCAGTAGCTGCGTTCTTTAAATTGGCTTTATATATATTCTTTTTTTCATCGACACGATGCTTTAAAGAAGAGAGACACCATGCGTGTTGTAAATTGATAGAATTATAATTGGATTCATTCAGTTCAAAGAACCGGCTGTAAATAGGAATGTAATTTTGAACATTAGTAAGGTTGGTTAGGGATTCCTCTTGCAAATTTACAAAAAGGTCTTGATTTTTTCGTTTATCATAGTTGATGAACTCCATTAGCTAAATAAAACAGAAAATATCCCTAAATCAAACTTATTGATTTATTGTGTATTTATTAAAATACAATTGTAATTTTAAAAATAATGTTATCTAAATGCTGTTGAATAAATGGTTTCTTTAGCAAATTTCAAAATAATACTATCAAGATATTATAAAATAATTATGTCACTTGGAAAAGCAAAAAGTTCTGCATATATATCCGGCTCGGGTGTTGGTGCCTTAGGACTAAATAATAGAGCAGCCTTACGTAGAAGAGTATACACGTGTAGTCCATATTGTAAGGTTACATTACCTCAGCCCCCGCCTATTCCTAACAGTAATATTATAACAGGGAATTTTATTTATTCCTTTATTTATACAGGACCTGGAGCCTTTACATCATCTTATATCCCACTTGTAGCAGGAAATGGATTAACATATTCTTATACACAAACAGCTATTTTAAATAATGATGGGCAAGTTGTTATTACCATTAATGTGTCTTTTACATTTACAGATAACGGAACAACTCTGGATGGATTAACTTTTAATCCATATAATAATACGATTAATACTAGTATAAATAATGTGACTAATCCTAGTAATTCAATTTCATCCTGGTATAATAGTAATACAAGTAATGTTACTATTAAACAGTTTGGTGGAATTCCATTGATACGTAATGCTGGATATCATGCATATACACCACCTGCTGTAAGTGGATTACAATTTGCATATTTGACAAATTTAGTTATTAATACTCCTGATGCACCAACTATTTTATCAAATACATATTTAGATTACGTATTTAGAAATTGTACGAACTTTAATTCCCCTATAGGAAATTGGGATACTAGTAATGTTATATCTATGAGTGATGCGTTTCAAAATTGTACATATTTTAATCAACCTATTGGTTCTTGGAATACAAGTAATGTTACCTATATGCAGTATATGTTCCAAAATTGTCCTGCTTTTAACCAACCCATTGGTTCATGGAATACTAGTAAAGTAACTAATATGATACGTATGTTCCAAAATTGTCCTGCTTTTAACCAACCCATTGGTTCATGGAATACTAATAAGGTAACAGACATGTTAGAGATGTTTTCTGGTGCTACTGCGTTCAATACCTTTATCGGTAACGATTGGTTTATTTATTCATATACTTATTCTACTAGCGTAGAACCTGTTTTCAGTGCATCTTATATTCCTCTTGTTTCTGGTAATGGTTTAACGTATACGTATATAAAGGTAACTAATACAGTTACAAAAACCGTTACTATTAATGTATATAAAGGTTTTACAGATAATGGAACAACTCTAGATGGAATACGGTTTACCGGAGTAGATAACAATTTAACTATCACTAACTGGTATAATACAAATACAACTAATGTTACCATTAAACAGTTTGGTGGAATTCCTTTATCGCGTAATACAACTTATTCTGGTTTACCAGATGGGCTTCAATTTTCAGGATTAATCAATTTGGTGATTACTGCTACTGATGCACCGAGTATTTTAACAAATACTATATTGGATGATTGTTTTTGGAATTGTACTAACTTTAATTCTCCATTGAAGTCTTGGGATATTAGAAATGTAATCTCTGTAGCTTTTTTATTCCAGAATACTGCATTCAATCAAGATATTAGTAGTTGGAATACTAGTAATCTAACAACTATGGCTTATATGTTTTATCAAGCAAAAGCATTTAATCAAGATATTAGTAATTGGAATACAAGTAAGGTAACAAATATGAGTTATATGTTTTATCAAGCTTCTGCATTTAATAAGCCTATTAATTCTTGGGATACAAGTAAGGTAACAACTATGTATGCTATGTTTAATGAAGCAATAGTTTTTAATAATGGTTCTCTTACGAATAATGGTGCTAATCCATTAACATGGAATACAAGTAGTGTAACAGATATGGCAAATGTGTTTGGAAATGCAATAGCATTTAATCAATATATTGGTTCGTGGAATACAAGTAAGGTAACAACTATGTATGCTATGTTTGGTGCTGCTTCTGCATTTAATCAAGATATTAGTAATTGGAATACAAGTAAGGTAACAACTATGAGTTATATGTTTAATAGAGCTGCAGTGTTTAACCAAAATATTAGTTCATGGAACACTGGAAATGTAACAAATATGGATTATATGATTAATAGGGCTAGTGCATTTAATCAACCCATTGGTTCATGGGATACTAGTAAAGTAACAAATATGGAAGGTATTCTTAGATTTGCTACTTCATTTAATCAACCCATTGGTTCATGGAATACAAGTAGTGTGACAAATATGAGTTTTATGTTTGAAAATAATACTGCGTTTAATCAAAATATTAGTAATTGGAATACTAGTAATGTTACTACTATGCAAGCAATGTTTTATAACGCTACTGCATTTAATCAAGATATTAGTAGTTGGACATTCAAAATTGGTATAAATATCACAAATATGTTTGTTGGAGCTACCGCGTTTAATAACACTTATCCATCTCTTGGGTTTGTTAGTGGAGGCTCTACTATAAATAATGCGGGTGGAACAAATGCGGCTGTTACCAATGTCGGTGTATATAGTGGAAATAGTGATAATTCTACAAATTCTGGTTCAGGTGGTAGTTTTTTTCCTACTGTATCACCTATTAACACTTATTATTTTTTTTATACGAGTCCGTCGGTTTCACAAGGTTCTCCAAAATATTCTTATCAAGGAACCTATATTCAACCTCCATCTGGTCTCACTTATTGGAATTTGACAGGTAAAACATCTATTACTTATACTATTACAGTAAATCCAGAATGGATAACAAGTGCTGGGGGAACTGCTGTATTTGTTATTATTTTGACAGATAGTGGTAATGTTGCACACCAAGTTACTGTTCCTATTACATCTTCTTCGAATACGAAGATAACAACGCTACTTAGTTCATTTAATAACGGTAGTTTATCTGGAGCGAATATTAAACAAATAGATTTTCAAGCAGCTGGTGGAACAGCAGCTATAACAGTTAATTCATTAACTAGCAATACAAATACTAGTGTTATACAAAATGGTTATCCAACCACGATTAATCTAACGGGTCCTGTTACATTTAATTAAAATGAATAATCATATAAAAGTATATCTATCTATTACTATAGTAGTAATGGATGAACTAGTAAAGAAAATAAAAGAATTGGAAGACAAGGTGCAAATTCTGGAAACTGAATTGGTGGAAACAAAAGAACATTTGAAGAAATATACGGCTCCTACTAGAGGGAAAAAATATTATGAAAAAAATAAAGATAAATTATTACAAAATATGAAATCAAATCCGCCTTCTCCTGAACAAATAAAAGAAAAAAATAAGAGAGCATACTTGAAACGAAAAGAAAAAATGAAATTAGAACAGGAAAAAATTGAAGAATAATATATAATACGAATTATATATTAAACGATTTTCTTTAGAAATAGTAGTAGAATGACTATTTGTGGAGAAGATGGATGTAAGAAAAGAGCTACCTTTAATATACCTGGTGAAAAAGCTAGGTATTGTTTACAACATAAATCATTAGATATGATAGATGTATTTAACAAAAAATGTGTATGTGGAAAGGCACAACCTAGATGGAATATGCCAGGATTACCTGCTATGTATTGTGGTCAGTGTAAAAGTGATAATATGATAGAACCGAATAGAAAATTATGTAAATGTGAAAAACGAGTAAGACCTTGTTTTAATTTTCAGGGTTTGAAGGCAGAATTTTGTAATTCTTGTAAAAGCGATGACATGGTAAATGTAATAGATAAAAAATGTTTTTGTGGAAAACAAACATCTCCATTGTTTAATTATGAAGGATTACCAGGAAAATATTGTGGGACCTGTAAATTAGATGGAATGATAAATGTAAAATTTAGTCGATGTAAATGTGGCAAATCCCCTAGTTATAATTACGAAGGATTAAGAGCAGAATTTTGTTCTAAATGTAAAAAGGGTGATATGATAGACATGCGTCATACTAGATGTGTTTGTGGAAAATTTCAAGCAAATTTTAATTATGAAGGATTACCAGGAAAATATTGTTCTATATGTAAACTAGATGATATGATTAATACACATAATAAAAATTGTATTACTTGTAATAAAGTGCAACCAACTTATAATTATGAAGGATTACAACCAAAATATTGTGTTTTGTGTAAATTGACAGACATGATAGATGTTCGTCATGAAAAATGTAAAACATTATACTGCAATATTCGCGTTCAAGACAAATATGATGGATATTGTATGCGTTGTTATATGTATTTATTTCCAAATAAGCCGGTTTCTAAAAATTATAAAACCAAAGAAACAGCGGTCACTGAATATATTTTATCTCAGTTTTCAAATGTAACTTGGACAACAGATAAACAAATAGGCGATGGTTGTTCAAAGCGACGACCTGACTTATTATTAGATTTAGGATATCAAGTGATTATTGTTGAAATTGATGAAAATCAACACAAACGCTATGATTGCTCTTGCGATAATAAACGTTTAATGGAAATATCCCAAGATTTAGGACATCGACCAGTTATCTTTATACGATTTAACCCTGATGATTATTATGATAAAGATGGAAAGAAAGTTAAATCTTGTTACGATATAACAAAAGATACAGGAATGATTAAAATAGTGAAGAAAAAAGAATGGCTTGAACGGTTAGAATGTTTGTCATCACAAGTTCAATATTGGATTAATCCATACAATAAAACTGATAAAACAGTTGAAATTATTCAGTTGTATTATGATGAGTGTATTGCGTAATTATATATTCAATAAAAATATGAGTTAATAATATATAAGTATTTAAAATGTCAAGTCTAGAGTTAAAAAGATTTGATATGAAGACAATAAGTTTTAAACCAAACGAATCAAAAGGACCTGTAATTGTGCTAATAGGCCGCCGCGACACTGGAAAATCGTTTCTTGTGCGAGATCTGCTCTATTATCATCAGGATATCCCGATAGGAGTTGTTGTTGCTGGAACAGAGGAGGGAAACGGGTTTTACGGAAAAATGGTGCCCAAATTGTTCATCCATAACGAATACAATACGGCAATTGTAGAGAACATTTTAAAAAGACAGAAATCGGTATTAAGACAGATTAAGAAAGAAATGGAAACCTTTAAGAGAAGCACCATTGACCCCAGGGCGTTCGTGATTTTAGATGATTGTTTGTATGATGGAACATGGACTCGCGATAAAATGATGCGCTTGCTTTTTATGAACGGGAGACATTGGAAGATCATGTTAATCATAACAATGCAATATCCGCTAGGTATCCCACCTACGCTTCGCACCAATATTGATTATGTGTTTATTTTGAGAGAACCTTATATTGCGAATAGAAAGCGCATTTATGAGAATTATGCTGGTATGTTTCCCACCTTTGAATCTTTTTGTCAGGTAATGGACCAGTGTACGGAGAATTATGAATGTTTGGTCATCAATAATAACGCCAAATCAAATCGTTTAACAGACCAAGTCTTCTGGTACAAAGCCGACTCGCATAATGATTTCAAATTAGGGTCGAAAGAGTTCTGGGAACTCAGTAAAGATATTAATTCGGATGAAGAGGATGAGAAATATGACCCGAATAACACGAAGAAACGAGGACAAGGTCCCAAAATCAATGTGAAAAAGACAAAATGGTAGAAAAAATAAAGAAAATTCTATCTCCTATATAAGAATGAATAAAAAAATCATATTATTAGGAGAGAAGCACGATTACCCACGTTTTAGGGAGCAAATGGTGAAAGTGATTGCTGAAAAAGAAGGCGGATATGAGCATATACAATTATTTTATGAAGCAGTGGTTCCAATTGAAATCAATGGCTATGACACAATCCCATTAGAACCTGCGTTACGTATAGAAAACTTGGAAGACCAAGATAATCATACAACCTATGTTAAACAAAATCTACCTGTTACAATAAGTGATTTGGTTTATTTTATTTATCATCTAGTTGATTATATACAAGATGGAAATTATGACAAAAAAGCAATACACGCCAAATTTATTGATGTTATTTGGGCTATTCCACCTGGAAAGATTAGGGAACAGTGTATTGATTTATTTGAGGCCTTTGAAAAAGAAAAGAGCGAAGAAACCGCTAGACCCTTGCTAATATATTTAGAAACTCTAGTTGAAACCAGGTGCGAACAATTAGATGAGCCAATTGATTTTGGAGAGAAGATAGAAGAAAAGGGTCCAAATGGGCTCATTATAGAAATGGAATTTCTGAGAGATGCTATCATGGCTGAGACTTTTGTAAAAGAATATGATGCAGAAAAAACGGCGATTCTTATTGTTGGTGATGCGCATGTTGATAATTTACATGCACTGTTATTAAAAAAAGGATTCTCATCCATTAAAGAATTTAGAATGAGAGAAAAAGATATTGGAAGGGGTAAGAAGAAGAAAAAGAGAACAAAGGGAATAAAAGGAAAAAAGAGAACAAAGAAAACAAAAAAAAGAAAAGAAAAGTAAAAATAAAATATCTGTATAGTATAATTATAATATTGAATGATAAATGATGCTATTATAATTATAGGTGAATTTCATGATCATCCTGAGATTGGTGAAAAAATTGTAAGTGCTATAGCAAATAAAATAGGCGGATATGAAAATATGAAAATCTTTTACGAATTACCTATTGTTAGTCATATTAATGGTCAACCAGCAATACCGCTAGAACCCGCATTAGTTACAGAAAAGATAGGAAGTGAAATACTAATAAAACAAAATATACCTTCTCAAATATCCGACCTATATTTGTTAAGAAATCAAATACTTAAAAAAATGCACGCTCCCAACCAATATTTTGAAGATGACTTGAAAGAGCGATATATTGATATTTTACATGGAATAACACCAGGCGAAGAGCGAGAGGATTTTAAAAAATTAGTAGAACCAATCTTTGAAGAAGACCCTGCATTTGTTGGAGAAGACCCTGCATTTGTTGGAGAAGACGAAGAATTTTCTGATTATCCACCTGATTTTGATAACCCATATGAAAATATACTAGATTTTTGCGAAATAAAAATAAGTGAATTGCTATCTACAATAGAAGATAGAGAAACCCATGATATCTTAAATGAATTGAAAGATGAAGACCCGAATGCATTTATTAGAAAATTAGCATCAATGCGAGATGAAATTATGGTATCTACTTTTTTGCAAAAAAGAGTCAAATCCAAAATGAGTATTTTAATAGTAGGTCAAGACCATGTAGATAATTTAATACGTCTATTGCGACCAAATGTAGGAGATGATATTATTATGAAATTAACACATTCACAAATAGAAGAATTATTAGAAGAAAATGAAAGAAGAAAACAAACTGCTGGTAAGAAGAAACGAAAAGGAAAAAGCACTCGGAGAAAAAGTATAAGAAAAATAACAAAAAAAAGAAGAAAATAAAATAGTGAAATTATAGTATAATAAAATATTTGTATACTATAATTAATAATCAAGATGAACAATAAAACAACTGGTTTAGCAATTTTATTGTCTATTTTAGTAATCGGGTTATTTATACAATTAGTTTGGAAACCTATGAGTTATTTAGAAGGAATAACGAATCCTTCAGAAAATATATATGATACTATAGCTGCTCAATTAGTGGCTGTCTTAAATAATGAAGCAGCTACTTTATCTAAGCAAACACCAGAAATAGTTGATAGCTTTAACGCTACAGTGAGCTCATTTTTAACTGGCATTATGGAGTCTAACGTATATCAGACATTATCTACTTCTAATGAAGACTTTGCATCGATTATTTCTATGATGAAATCTATGACTCCGGAGAATGCTTCTATGTTGTCCCAAGTTCTCACTACATTGATACAGTTTTTAACCGATTTGAAAGCACAAGTATTTACTGCCAATAGCAATATTGGGTCTGGGGATGGAATTGTATCGACCACAATTAATTCAACACTCTTTAGCAAAAAACCGAAAGTGATTGCGTAAAAATATTTTCTTTGTATAGTTTATAAAGAATATGCCCGGAAATGAAGTAGACGAGATTCTTAATAATAAATATGAAGAATGTGTGAAACAACTTAAAAATAAAGGAGTAGGATCCAAAATGGAAGAATATCTGATAGACAAAGAATGTGCAAAGTTTCTTCATTCCGGGGGAAAAAGAAGGTCTAGAAAATCAAGAAAGTCTAGGAAATCAAGAAAATCTAAAAAATCAAGAAAATCTAAGAAATCTAGCAAAAGAAGAAGACATTAATTAGCTGGAAAAGACAACAATACGACTATGAATAGGAACGCGACAAATATGACATGAACTTATACTTGAATTCATGCCACATTCAGAACAACATGCCAGATGACGACAAGGCATAAAGAGCAAATTATTTTCTCTTACAGTGCAAATGGGACAAGAATGGTGTGCCACTGGTAAAGACGAAGAAGAAGACGATAATGATGATGTCGGCACAGGTAAATCTACTAGCGTATTTATTAGTTCACTTGGGGTTCTAGGTGGACGAACATAGAAGAAGACTTGAAGAGTGGGGCCGAATAACTCTTTCAACTTTTTATTCGCATCATCTTCATTAGCAATGATTAAAGGAGGACCATCTTCTGCTCTCGCAAAAGGGTCGTTATTTCTAGCAAACGGGTAGCAAGTGGATTGACTAGAGGGAACCAAGTCCACGTTTTCTAAGCCCATATCTTGGCGACACTTGACTTCCATAAAATTGAACAGATCGCGGACAGTCCATTCTGGACACAAATTATACTCTTGTCGGAACTCCGAATAGGCTACCTTAAAGGTTACTGGGAAGCGATTGATGCTCTGTAAAAGATTCTGAGGAATGCGAGGCATGACTGTTTATTATTATTACTTATTACAAATAGTTTTAAGTCTGGTTCAATTTTTATTTATAAGGGAGAGAAAGTTTGCTTCCTAGTTTTTTGAAGTAAGAGTTATTGTAAACTATATTTTTGTCTAATGCTTTGCAAGTTGGCAAAGCAACAATAATCACCCTTTATGAAATTCGTATACTTTTTCTCTCAGAGACAAATAATACTGAAACCTTTCGACAGATAATTCTTTTGGATATACCTTGCAATTACCAGTAGAGACAGATTCAACTGTTTTCTTATTGACTAAACAAGCAGGATTTGCCTGAATAAGTGTATTATAAATTTTTATAGTTTTCCATCCTTCTAACACTTTTTCAAAAATAAAAATAACCTCTTCACCTAGTATATTTCTTTTTTCTGCTCTTTTTTTCTCTCTTCTATCTTGTTTTTTAATAATGTATTCTTTCTCTTGTTGATTCATATATCTATATTCTACTAATAATTTTTATTTTAACTAGTTTTCTTACCAGAAAGTGTTTCCATGTATTGTGTTTTTAGAAAACAGTAATATTGATATCTCGTCTCGGATAATTCTTTTTGATAAATGATAGGTTTATCACCAGCTAAAGTTCTTTTAATATTTTTAATAATATCAATGGTAAGTGTATTTTCAATATTGTACATATATCGTTGCTTAGTAAGATAATCTAATATTTCCTTAGGTGACAATCCGCTAATACACTTTTCTATCACTTGTATAATTTCCTCTACACTTATTTTTCGTTTTGAAATATTCAGATCTTCTTGTGACAAAGAAACTTTACTAGTCTTCTCTTCTGTTCTGCATACAAGAATGCCATTTTTGATTCGTGTAACTGTATGTCTCGGTAAATCTAACAACTCTTGTATTTCAGTATTTTTGTGACCTTGTTTAATTAACTCTCTAACCTTGATAATAGTTTCATCAGAAACTCCTTGTTTCGCATCTCTAATACTGGATGACATCTTCTTCTTTGTTTCTTCTGAGAAAGATTTTCCATAATTATGATTCCCTTCACCCATCATTTTACTAGACTTTTCCTTGTAAACTTCTTTTACAAGAAGTTCCTTGCATAATTTTTCTTTCATCTCTCTAATCTTAAGTGCTTCATTAAATCCATTTTTCCCTTCATCATTTTGATTTAATTTATCAAATACTTCTATTTCGTGTTTTTCTCTATTACAAATAGAATACATCTCTTCTTTTATAGTTTTATCATTTGTTGTCAAATAAGTTTCAAATGCATTTGCCTGATTATATTTAACAATTAAATGAGGTTTAACTAGTTGGATAAATTTTAAACAGTCATCTTTCTTGTAAATTTTAAATTTATCTTCACAATCAATTGCTCCAAATCCTAATAAATTTGAAATATATACTAAGACTTCGGGATGATTTTTTTGTGTAATTGAAATATACATTTTTGATAGATTTTTTGAAGAAATATAAAAGCACCCTTCGGCGTCAAATAATCCTGCTATATACTCCATATTGATATGTTCAAAAATAGGTTGACCAACTTTTATTTTTTTATTATGTTCACAACAAATAGTGAACAATTCGTCCTTTTCCTCTTTTTTATTTTGTTGATTTATTAATGTTTTCATTTTATTCAAACAATTTATTTGATTATGTTTGATTACAAAAGAGTTTTGTATATACTCTAACATAACTGTATACTCGTTACTTCTAATAAGCAAATTATATTGATTTCTAATATTGTGTTTATGGATTTTACCGGTTGTTTCATCTATGATATCTACAACTTTATTATTTCTATTAGTACCACTAGATGTAATAGTTCCACCAAAATGATAACGAAGAATTTGCAATATATTTGTTCTACACTGGGTAAATGATATTCCGGATTGATAACCATCTCGTATTTTTCTTATAAAAATACAACCATCACCATCAATAAATCCAGCAATATAAGATGGATGTGGTGGTTGTTTATTATATTGTTCTAGTTTTTCTGTATTATCTTGCTCGATGCTCATTGTATATAGTATCACATACTCCATATGTCTTTATATTATTTCAATTTTTAATATTATATTTATGAATATAATATTATTTAGTATTACTTATTAATATTATAAAAATATATTAGCACGATATATGCTGTGCTAAAATTTTAATTACTGTATGCGAGGCCGCCCCAGGCTTTGCAATCTTATTAACTTTCATTAATAAGCTGGACTATCCCTTAAGTCTTCATTGAAAGTTGCTAGCTTTCTCAGACCCATTCCATTATAGTCTCTGAACCTTCTTCTTATGCTTGCTTTAACGCACTTAGAAGCTTGGCTGCGGATTGTCCAATCCTTTTCGTTATTACTATGCCCTAGGTCATTACCCCGGGTATTCACTATATTTTCACATAATGAAGTAGTAGAAAAGGCTGTAAGGATGTTCCCGCAATTTAGAAATGTTGCCTCTCTCAGTCAGAAAGAGACTAGCTGGTTATATAATGCGAACTGATTTAATTCACATATTTGCTTTACACTGTTTATCCATACTAGGAAGCAAATATCTAGTATGGCAGCCAACTGTTGGGCACAGGCGAATGTATATAGTGTAGTATACATCTGAATAATGCCGCTCATAATACGCAAGACGTTATAGTTGGTGGCATAGACACGGACCTTGGCAGTCTTGGTGCCCTCAACGGTGGCGTTGGAGAGCACAAGCTGGAGGGTAGCATTGTCAATGCGAGAAAAGTTGCACGTGCCACTTGGTTGATGCTCTTCAGGGCGGAGAGCAAAGGAGTACACGTTAATGCCCTCATCAGGAGCACGGGTGTGGACCTGGTAGGGTTGGACCCACGAGAAGTAGGTTCCCTCACGCTCAGAGAAGCGGTCCTGGCCGTTCAACTGGAGCTTGGCAACGACGACGGGGTTCTGGCCCCAGCAGTGCATGTCCAAAGAGGTCTCAGAGAGAACGAAGGTTCCGGCATCAGAGACGGTGGAGCCCTGGGTGTGGTCAACGTTGGGGGCGTTGGTGAACTCAGCCAAGCTGGTCAAGCCAAGAGCGGCCAAGGCGGCAGCCTGGGTCTGGCCGGGGCCAATGGGGACGTTCTTGCCACCGAAGTTGGGCTCATCATAAGCACCACCAGTGACACCTCCGTGCCAGTATCCGGTGAAGCCATTGGGGTCATAGGCGTCCATGGCACCGGCGTCTTGGAAAAGACCGCGGGCATCAATGAAGGCACCTTGGCCGGCAACGTCAGCGGGTCCACCGAAGGCGTGGATGGCGTTGGGAAGGGCATCAATGGCATCAGTGTAGTTGAAAGGCTGGGCACCAAGGACCTTGAACAAGGTGGCATCGCACAAAAGAGATGAGCAATAGTCAACGTTCTGGTCGGGTTGGACAACCCAGATCAACTCCTTACAGGGGTGGTTGAAGTTCAACTTGATCTTATTCGAGGAAGAACCAACGGACTCGTCACCAGTGAACTGGAGCTGAGTGATCAAGTACTCGTGGGGGTTCTGGGCGAAACGGCGGCGCTCGTCAGTGTCCAAGAAAACATAGTCAACATACAACGAGGCAGCGACCAAAGACTGGTTATAGGCAATGGTGGCGGTGACGGGGGTGTTAACGTTGTATTGGGTGGCAGCACCGTTGTCTTTTGCAGAGTTGCAGCTCAACGAGGTGACGGCCCACAAGCACTCGTCAATGGGGCGGAGATCCAAGTTAATCTTGACTTCGTGATATTGGAGAGCGATCAAAGGCAATGCCAAACCGGGGTTTGTGCAAAACCAGAATTGAAGGGGGATATACAAGGTGGTCTCGGGGAGGGCGTTACGGGGAGCGCACACCTGGCGGGGAGCCATGGAGTCACAAGGTCCGTCAACATCAGCGAATGAGGGGGCAGTGATGAAGGTAAGCTGGGTGGTGTTACCAATCATCTTGAAGTATCCGCGTTGTTGCTCGGAGGTCATGGTGAGCTGGTTCCAGATGTGCATCCAGTCACCATATTGGCGATCGATGCGCTGGCCTCCAATCTCAACCTCAACCTGGGCAATCAACTGCTCTCCGGGGAAATCCAACCAACGGGCATACACAGAGTTGTGGCCGGTGGTGACACTGGCAGAGCTTCCCATAAGCTGGTTGATCTCAGGGAGAGTCACCTGAAGGTAGGTGCGGTAAGCAAGATCACCATTTCGGCTGATAATGCAAGTCACGCGGCGGCCAAAATCGGCCTGGCCATTGAAAGTCTGTTCAATAGATTCAATGGCGAAGTTAGTGTATCTTCGGTATGTTACTTTCCAGAAAGTAATCTGGGGATTTCCAGTAAGGTAAACGTCCTGAGCGCCATAAGCTACAAGTTGCATCAAGCCACCGCCCATTTTATAATATCCCTAAAGAAAAAAAAATTATGATTTTACGATTAATTCATTAATTTAACTTTAAAATCTTCTTACATAAAAAACTTTTTATTAATAAGTTTCTCTTACAAGTATGTAAGAGAAAAATGCAACAATTTATGTTGTTGCTTCATATGCATTAATATCATTGATAATTCTTAAATAAATATATACAAATAAAGCTGAAATAATAAGACCATTCACATAAGAATATATATAACCTAGATTCATAGTTGGATATAATTTTAGAGCTTGAAAAGAATAAGATAACGAAGAGGGAGAAAATGCACCAAATAATACCATTGTTATTATAATAATAAGAGCTGTAGTTGACCTTAGTAATATTTTTTGTAAAGAAGTTTGTAACCTTGTAAAAAAGATTCTAGTTGTTGCATAAGCAATGGTAGCTGAAATTACACCACCAAAAATATATTCATAATAGGATTCTACCCCTGAAATAACACTAAATAATCCGGAAATAAATACAGGTTGAAATATTTCTAAATGTGGAAAATAATTGGAAACATAATCTGATGTTACTTGGATTAAAATAATGACAACAAAAAAATAAACTAAATGTTTTTTGGTAATAGTAGTAGCAATAGCTGTTTTATATTGTTCTATTTTACCATCTAAATAACCAGAAATAGTATTATTATTTGTTGAATTATTCGTTGGCTTATTCGTTGGTCCAGCAGTCGCTGATTGACCAGTGTAAGATAATAGATAACTAGTATCCATAAAGTATATATATTATTTATGGATAATAAAAAATTATAAAAGCATATTACAAGATAATGTTTAAAAGTAGCATTGTATTTATTGTAACAAAGTATTCAAATTCAAATTGCCTGTAACAAAAGTTTGTAAATAGGAATCCAAAAAGACCTCTTTTTTGCCTTCATGGTTTTTACTAAAAATATAAGATTCATTGCGTTTTTTAATAGTCCAGCCATCATTAATGGCATTATATACAAAGAGCATCTTTTGAAATTTCGAATTTTCTATTGTTATGTGATATGCATCTTTTTTCTCTGTCTCAGTTTCAATGCGAATATGAATGTCTTTAGTAGCCATAATAGTTATTCAGTAGAAAACTATAATATATATTTTCTTTATTAACAATTAAAAACCACTCAATAATAATTTATAATAGATATGCTTTCCTTTAAGCCTAAAACTTACAAAAAAATCAAAGTAAGTAAAAAAAATTCAACTACCTTGGATGGAAAGCACAAAGAATTTATTCACGAATTTACTAAAGATGAGGAGGATAAAATGCCTAAATTAAAAGAGGAGCGGGCTCAAGTGCGTTCTATTCTCGAAAAAAACACCAAGGAAAATACACTCACTGTTGAGCAAGTTCTTGACTATCAAGATAGGATTACGGAAATTACAACCGAGTTAAAGTTTTTAAAGAGTAAAAAAAAAGATTATTTTTTAGACAATTCCAAGTATATTTTTGAATACTTTGAAAATAAGAAAAATATCTCTAGTGGAGAAGTAGCTAGTTCCAGTAAAAGTAATTTAATTAACACCTTTTTTAAGATTAAAACAGACCCAAGTAACGCGATAGAAGAAGTTCAAAATAAGAATATTTTTCAAAAATATTTAAGTAACATTGATGATACCTTTTTGGATATTAATTCATTTATTCATCCAACTGATATCTGTCAATCTTGTTTCAAAGGAGAAATGATTCCAATGGATGATGAAGGTGTTTTGATATGCAATGTGTGTTCTACAAATATTCAGTATTTAATTGAGAATGAAAAACCTAGTTATAAAGAACCGCCTAAGGAAGTCTGTTTTTATGCTTATAAAAAAATCAATCATTTCAAGGAAATTCTGGCACAATTTCAAGGAAAAGAAACGACGCAAATTCCTCCCGATGTCATTGATAATTTGAAACAACAGTTGAAAAAGGAGCGAATTTCTATGGATTCGATGAATTATTATGTCACGAAAAGTTTATTGAAGAAGTTAGGATACAATAAATATTATGAGCATATTAATTTTATCAAGGATAAATTGGGTATTCCACCGCCGACTATTACTCAAGATTTGGAAGAGACATTGTGTAACTTTTTTATGGAGATTCAGTATCCGTATGCGAAACATTGTCCTGATTATAGAGTGAACTTTTTACATTATTATTATGTCCTATATAAACTATTCGAGTTACTAGGTCATCATCATTATTTAGAGGAGATTCCTATGTTGAAAGATAGAGAGAAATTGATAGAACAAGATGTCATTTGGAAAAAAATATGTAGGGATTTGGATTGGGAATTTATTGCTACTGTTTAAGATTTGGGTTTTCGCCGTATGGTTCGTTTTTTAGAGCGCCTTTTTTTGCTCTTACTGCGATAATGTTTACGAGTTTTATTTTTTCTTCCACCAGCGGGTAAAAGTTCTTGCAATAATTTTTCAGAATGTTCTGTTTCAGCCTGGTGAACTGATGTGGAAGCAAATGCAGAACACACTGTTTCTATTTTTTGTCTATTATCAGGATCGTCATTATTAATAAGCAAGTCAAATATTTGAGATGCTTTAGAAAAAGAACTACTTTGACTAATTAACAATTTATATGTATATTCATCCAATAAACTAGATTCATCAGTTTCCCAGCTATCACTATTCCTATTTTTAAGTTTTACACCGCTTAATTCAGGTAAAGGTGTTCCATCTTTAAAAATAAAATCAAAATATTTTAATAAAGAATATATAGATATTATATTTGATGGCAATGACTGTATAGAAATTTGTTCTTGATTAACAAAACGTTCTAAACATATTAATAATGCTGCCCTGCATAATAAATTATAGCGTTTTCTTTCAAACTTAGAAGGTGTATAAGAATCAATAGTTAAATAATTGCCCGTATATTTATTAATATCTAAAGAAAATCTAATAAAGGACATACTTTCATTTGTCTGTGTATCAAATAAACAAAATACAGTATCACTATCATTCCATGATATATATTTTTTTTTTTGCGGTATAGTATCAGCAGTATCTAGTTTAAATTCTAAACATAATGATTTTTGTCGCATTTTATCATTTATTTTATCTATTTCTTCTTGTAATAAAGTGTTTAATCTGTCTGTTTTATCGCTTAATGTTTCAAGTGACATATATTTGTATTATTATATTACATTATTATTTTTAAATACGAAATAACAGTCTAAAACCTGGTAGTAATTTCTTTTCGTTGCTCTTTTACTTTAGGATCTTTCTTTTTTTCAAGTATTTCTTCTTTATGTGTTTCATAAAATTTTTTGCTTCTTAACGGAGCTGTATAATATTATTATTTAATAATACCCATCATAAAATAATTGAATAACTTGTATTGTTTTATCGGATTGATTTTCAACCCAATATTTTATTTGTGATGCAAGCATATCTAATCTGTTATTCCATTCTTTTTTATTAGCTATTTTACACATTCCAGTTTCTTTTGTGATATTCCAGCACGATTTTATCTTTTTATTGTGCTGGTTAATATAATCATCTGGATTAAACCGAACAAATACTAAATTTCTATGACCTATATCCTGTGATAATAACATAAGTCTTTTATTTTCACAAGAACAATCATAATCTGTATGCTGATTTTCATCTATTTCAATAATGATGACTTGGTGTCCTAAATCTAATAGCAAATCGGGTCTCCTTTTAGAACACCCATCTTTTATTTGTTTATCAGATATCCAAGTAAAATCTGGAAAAATCTGTTGTATATATTCTACGACAGCAAATTCCTTTGTTTTATAATTTCTAGCTACTGGTCTATCTGGATACATATAAGTAAAACAACGCATGCAATAACCTTCATATTTTTCTTTCACTCTTATACAGCATAATGGTGTTTTGCATATTCGTTTTTCTAAGACATTTACCATAGTGTCCTCTTTATGCGTAACACAAAATCTTCTTGTTTTTTCTCCTTCAAAATTATAACAAGGGACTATATTACATCCATCGTATTCACAGTATTTTTCTATTACATTTATCATATCTGGTTTTTTATGAAGTATACAAAACTTGGGTGATTTACCTCTTTCAAAATTAAAACTAGGTTGTGTATCACAGTCTTCAAACGCACATCGTTTTGATACTACATTTATCATAGTTTCTAATTTATGCAAATTACAGTATTTTGGTGTTCTTATATGTGGAAAATTATAGGCTGGTCTTTTATTACAATTTTCATGTATACATAATTTTGTTACAATATTTACCATATTTGGTTCTTTATGAGTAAAACAGAATTTAGGAATCTTTTCGTCTTTTATATTGTAATGTGCTAAAATATTACAAGAAACTATTTCACATATCTTATGTTTAGGAATCATTCCATCTTGTTTATGCACTGAACAATATAAGTTAGATTTATTATTTTCAAAATAGAAAGTGGGTATTGTATTACAGTTTTCATATTTACATCGTTTTGTTTTTACATTCACCATATTGGCTAATTTATGACTTGAACAAAATCGTGATTTAATTTCTCCTGCGTAATTACAGGATGCTTCTTTTTTACAGGTTGGTTCATTGCAAACTCTATTAGGTTTATAGGTAATAATCTCTTGGCATAAGATAGGTTCAATCATCTTATAGTATATCTAAAGAGAATAAGTTTAAGTTCTTTGCGCTATGTATTAATTTCCTTAATATCTTTCAATTCTTTTAGTTTTTCCTTTTTTTTTTGGTATGCGCGTTTGTTGATTTCTTTTCGTTGCTCTTTTACCTTAGGATCTTTCTTTTTTTCAAGAATTTCTTCTTTATGTGTTTCATAAAATTTTTTGCTTCTTGAAGGAGCTGTATATTTTTTCAAATGTTCTTTTGTTTCTATTAACTCTTTTTTAAGAATAGCGTTTTCTTCTTCTAATAGCTGGTATTTAATAAGTAGCTCTTCCATATTGGTTACTTATAACATAATGTTATGTTTTTATATCTATTATAGAACAGATATGAAAAATAAGTTTACCAATAAACTAAATTATATGAGAGCATATATGGTCTAGAAACCTCCAGGAAATTTAACTAAATTGACTCCTATGCCAAACCCTGCT